GACCTTGACCGTTGAAATGGTGCTGAGGGTCGTGGTGGATCCGGAGGCCCTGAAGAGAACTTGAACCGTGACACTGGCGTCCGAAACATCAAGGACCGTGCCGTCTGATTTGGTCAGACTCAGATTGATGTAAGGCAGCGTGTCGCCCTGAACGAGGTTGATCTTGGCCACGGCTTATCCTTCCGAAGCCGTGCGGCCTGAGTAAATGTTGGCTTTGTTTGGGCTGCTGGCTAGCGTAATTTGTGCGCCAGCATTCAAGGCATCCTGGAAAAGCTGATAGTGGGCTGATGCTCGATTCGCATTTCCAGCGTATTCAGAGTCCTTGCTGAATGCTCTGTAGCAGACGTAGTCCACCATGGCGCCTGTGTAGGCGTTTTCAAAGACACTCAATGTTGACGAAGCCGTCAGATCCGTTGGGGCCTGCTGATAGATGATTTCTACCTGAGCCGATGTCGTTGCCGGAGGGTATACCCAGAAATTACTGGGATACCGTTCATCCAGCATGAAGTGCATGATCGTTGATGCCGCAGTCATTTGGTGCCAGCTTGGATTCTGTTGATCCAGAAATCCGCGCTTTGTCAGCGTGATAGCGGGACCGCTTACATTCCTTGGGATATCCATCAAGCGGACGCCATCTGCAGGGATTTGCTGCTGCGCCCCGGCGGCCAACGTAAGAGTTGTTGCCGTTGAATAAATGTCGGGTCTTACCGCGGCAATAGCTCGGCGGCAGTCATTGACCCAGTTGATCAATTCTGTAGCTGGCCAACGAACATTGGTCAGATCCTGGATGATCATGGATGCGCGATCCATAATGTTCTGCGCGGTCAATGACATCGTAGTCTCCCGACTAGGTTTGAAAAATTAGCGCCAATAATTCATGCGACGGACCCCCTGCCAGTTGGGGTGCCCGACGGTGAAATCAGGTGTGCTGCGGAGTTTTTTGCGGGTGCCATCTTTAATGGCAATCGCGCCAAAAGAACCAATCAAGGTTTCAAACTGGCCGCGATGGAATTCAGCCAAGGAAAGATCCGTCCAGGGCCTGTTCCGAATCGACATGAGCTTGTAGTTCGCTCCATGCTCGATGGCCTCCCAACAGTTGTCGTATAGGAAGCTCGGGAGCGTGGTGGCTTTACGGGTCGGTGTAAGGATCAAATTGACTTCAAGCGATCCCGCAGCAGCCGGAGGCGGAATCAGCCGAAGCGTATTGGGTGAAGGCCTGAAATAGCCCTTGGGGATTCCGATAGGTTCCCGGACCAACCATTCGGCGGCTTCCTCTCGGGTCCATGGATCCAACGGGATCGGTTTGGTCGGGGTTGAGCCAGGCGTCCAGTAAACCGAATCAATGTCACTGAGAATAGCGTCATCCGTTGAGAACAGCGCGATATCGTTCTGATTGGTGACAGTGATCTTTGTTTTGTTGGCGTAGATCAGAGTGCGCCGGCAGAATTCGATGGCTGCCCAAAGAATCCCCTGCGATGCGATGGGAACAGGACAGTCAAGCATCAAAGGCCCGACAAGGCTTGCGATATTGACGGTATCGTCACTCTGAATGAATGCCATGGGTTAGCCTCGGCCGTAGAGCTTCTGGCCCATCAGATCCTGGATCAGTTTCCGGGCTCTGTCGGCGGACCATTTTGCATCGATCTGCTGACCAAATTCGCGGAGCGCGTAAGCGGTCAACGCGGCCTTGTCCATCATGTTGATATCGACAAGCGAAGGCATTTCGGCTTTTTCCTTCTCTTCAAGGTCTTCAACCTCTTCGATCTGGACAGCCTTTTCAGTCTTTTTGCCTTTGACCTCGGCAAGGACTTCAAACACATCGCTGTGCTCAGTTGCCTTCCGGGCAAGTTCTTCTGGAACGACCTGAGTGTCGCCCTTGCCTGACCATGTCACCACGGTCTTGCCGACGCGAAGGCTCTGCGCCTCGCGATCCAGAATGAGACGAACGCTAAAGTAAGCGGTCATGGGGAATCCTCTTGGGTGAAAAGGCGGGGTTGCCCCCGCCCTCTCGATACAGCGTCTTACTTGACGCCGATGACGTTGCCGGCAGCGCGAATACCCAGCGCGCCACTAGCACCACCAGAGACGGTGCCAAAGGTCACAGCCAGGAAGCTGTCGGTTTCAACAATCACCGGAGACGCCAGAATGACGTCGTACAGTGAGCCGGCTACGGTTGCGGTGCCAAAGTCATACGACGCAAACAGCGCAGACGGGCTGGCCGTTGAGCCATCCACCGGAATCAGGCCGATCGATGCAGGAACCGTAGTTCCCAGATCAGCGTTCTGGATGGACAGGAACTGAATAACCGTACCTGCGGGGACGATGAAGAGCTCTGCGATATCGCCCGTTGAAGGGGTCAGAGTCACAGTGCCAGTGTCGTTCCACGCGATACCCCATTCGCCGGCAACCGGCGATTTCTTGAACGCATTCAAGGTAGTGGCTTGAGTAATGGCCATTGGAGATACCTCTTGTTGAATCAGGTAAAGGAAAGCCCGCGCAAGGCGGGCTTCCTATGTGGGTGCTTGAGTTCTTACAGCTTCACTGCAGAGTCAATCGCCATCACGCCGTAGTCGGTCGGGATGGTGTTGCCGGTCGCCGGATCAGTGAAGTTGAAGCGGAGCTTGGACATACCAAACATCGCATCACCTGCTACTTCCGTGGCGCGCTCGAAGTTGTAGAGTCTTTCGTGCCAACTGAAATAATAACCTGAAGAATTATTCCGGCCGTAGCACATCGCCAGAGACTGGCCGCCCGTAAGGATGGCGCGCTCAACCGCATAAGCCGCATTCAGTGAGCCATTGATCTGCTGGGCAGATTCAACCGCGCTGTATTGGTTAGCGGAGGTAACGATGTTGGTGTATTCGCCCGGAGCGAACCGCACCGTGAAGCGCGGGAGCTTACGAACGAGGATGCCGTTCCAGAGACCCGGTTCACCAGAGAACAGCGGGTGCTTGGTGCCGTAAGACTTACGATGCCAAGCGTTCTGGAGGAAGGTACGCCAGTTGGTGTTAGAACCGCCTGACTCGGTCTGGACGTTGTACCACTGACGCGGAGTCAGCCAGAGGACCGCCTTGATCGGCTCATCGTTGGCTGCAGGATCATCTGCAACCTTGACGTTGGGCAGCGGGAAAGGCAGGTCATCCAGAAGCAGCGACAAGCTGTCGATGGTTTCCAGAGTGAAGGTATCGGTCGATGCAATCGAACCGAGCTGCTGACCGCCTTGGGTGATGCCACCCGTTGAGCTGCCGTTGTTCACGACAAAGTGACGGTTGTAGGTCGGTGCCAGTACCGGATTGACCGCGATATCAGTGAAATCGGGGTTTACGGTGCTGCCTGCAGTTGACTGGAACTGCAGAGGTACAATCCAGTCACGGTTGACCATCGAACCACGGGCGCCTGCCATGTGGACGATAGACAGCTGATCGTAGAGACGGGGGAAGTAACCTTCCAGCTGGGCCATCGCAATACCACGAAGGTTATGGATGGTGCGCTGTGCGGTCATCTTGCCGCCGGCATCGACAACCTTGGTCAGAAGGTCGATCCGGATATCCATTGAAGAGGAGACGAGCTTTTCGCCTCGGCCTTCAGCCTGACGGTCACCGACAATCGGCTGACCCATGATGGTGTCGAAAAGGTCAACGGAGACCTTGTCGCCCTGGGTCTTGGAAAGATCGGTTACGCGCACGATAGGCATCGTGGATGCGGTCTGACCCTTGAGCTTGGCTTCGGCATCACCCTGCTGGGGAGATTCACCGATCAAAGCTCGGGTAAAGGCCGGAGCCTGAATGACGCGAGCAAACAAGGCTGCGCCGTAAATTTTGCGGGCTAATGCTGAACCCGCTGCAATCTGCGTTTGTGCCATTGGGGTTTCCTGCTACGGGAAGGGCGTCTCACGACGCGGGCATAAAAAAACCGCTTCTCAGCGGTGGGTTTTCGTTAAAGCCTTTTCAGCAGATCCAGAGGATCCATCTTCGAAAGCTGCTCATAAGGGATGTTTTGCAACATCGCCCCAATTTCAGCTGCCGTCGCGTTCTCCAGATTTGCTGCAGGAGACTCGGGAGCGCTGCCGCCTTTAAGGTCTGATAGCGTGTTGATCCGGGGCTGCTGCTCCGTTTCAGTCGCTCTCGGCCTAGGCTTTTGCGTGTCCCTGACAGGTGACGACTGGTAGGACGCCGGGAGATTTACGCTCCCAAAGTCTTCTTCCAGCCGCTCGACAACCTTGGCGAATCGTTCCGCGATGGGCTTATCGCGCCATTGCGGTGAATTTTCCAGTCGGGCATCGATTTCTACGGCCGCTTTCCAGAGCTCATTCCCTTCATCCCGAAGGTAGCGAAGGGTTGGATTGGCATCGATCGCCGTATTGATTTGGGCGACTTCAGCCTGTTGCTTCTGCTGCTGATCCCTTTCCCAATGCGAGGTCATCACCTCGACGCGGTCCCTGAACTGATTCAATTCCTGGCGAAGCCGTTGGTTCTCCGCTCGGGTTGCCTTATTGAGTTTGGCAATCTCAGGAAATTCTTCTTCAAGGGCCTTGAGCTCCGGGTCTTCCGGGTCAAGATCAGGGATCTCCGGATTGGCCTGTCCGGGTTGCAGCTTTAGCTCATCCAGTTGCTTCCGGAGAGCGGCATTTTCAGCTTCCATGGTTTGCCGCGATTCCCGTTCCCTGCGGAGGACCGCGAAAGGAATCGTGTGCTTGCCATCGGCCGAAAGGACTGGCGCTTCTTCTTCCTGATTAAAATCGGTGGACGGGTCCGAATCTTGTGGATTTACGTCCGTTGTCGGATCAGTTTCTTCGTTTTCCTTTGGATCGGCATCGGCCTTTCCATTGAGGAGCTCTAGGAGCTTCTCGGGATCACTCGGAAGGTTATCCGGGTCCAGGGAGGCGAGATCTAAGTTCTCGCCAGCGTCATTGAGGACGTCTTCTGTCGTCACTTGCTTGTCTGCCACTTATCGCAGTTGGCTCGCGTGTTGAGGAACCGTTGTTCCGCTCCGCTTCCCAGCGGTGCATGTCGCCTCACGGCGAGATCGGTGAGCACAAAAAAACCTGCACTAGGCAGGCCTTTGGGCTGAAACTGGGTCTTCCGATATTGTTTCGGCGTCGGAAGAGCGCTTGTCCGTTACCTGAACTCAGCAGGTAGCTTGAGCTTGTATGCAGGCTCATATTTATTGAAGTAATCTTTCAGCTTCTGTATGTCGCTGTGCGTGTGCGTCAGCATGGTGACGGAGGGCGTGTAGCTTTTTGGGTTGTCAGACCATTGGCCGCCGACATAAGAGCCCCAGGGCGCTTCGGCGCCGTGATATTGAGACTCGTTGCTAAACGACGGATGATTTGGCTTCTTATAGCGATCGTTGCCGTGACCGTTATCCGCAAACTCTTCCTTGTTCTTCCAGAATCCACGGAGGTCGTAATCGATCGTCTCCAGATCCGGATTCTTGCCGTGCTCTTGCGCCCAGCCTTGGAACTTCTGCTCTTCTTCCGGGGTGAGCGGGGTATTGAAGTTGTCGTGGAAGTATTGGTCTTCCGGGTGTAATTCAGCCATTAGCGCATCGCCAGTCTGGGATTCATCTTCTCGCCATAGAGCTTCAGGATGCCTCGGGCCTTGGCCTGACGGCTTTCAAGGTGCGAGACGGCTGAGTTCGGACGTTCATAGCTATTCATGAACTTCTCGGTTGCTGCATCGACATCGTGTGCGTTACGCATCGAGGCGAGATACCGGGGATTCTGCTGCAGCTCCTGGGCGAGGTAGCCGTAGTTGGCTTTATCCGAGGCGGGCTTCAGCTTGTTGGCTTTGGCGTAGGCGACAAAGTTAGCGCGCCTTGGCTCCCACTCGTTGTCGGTCCATTGCATCCAGCCGTAACCACCTTTTCCTTTGGTGTATTTGGACTTGTCTTCATCGAGGTTTCTGAACCAGTCCGATTCGTGAGCGCCATTCCCAAGGACGGCGGCTGCTCGATGAGGAGGCATCCCAAAGTCAGTGATCAGGCGGCGCATACTGTTGAGGACCGTGCCGTGTTTTTCAGTAGGGACGGTCTCCGCAACAATCTCAACCTTCTTGACCGGGGCCGGCTTTGCCTTCGCTTCGGGTGTGGGTTTGAATCCATCACGCGATTGCGCCGGTTCAACGGGCTGATCTTTGTTGAAGTACGCCTGGATATCGCGACCGACCTGAGTCAGGCTGGGCTTTTCGGGCTCCGGCAGCATGACGTCATTGGCCTCATCAGGGAGGCGCGCATTCGCAAGGCCTGCCATTACATGGACTCCAATTCGTTTTCGAGCCGGATCTTCTGCGTTTCGGCTTCGATCTTGGCGATCTGGGCTGCAGTCAGCTGCTGATCCATGGCGATCTCTGCTTTGGCTTTCCTGGCATTGATCTGCGCTTCTTGTGCCCTGGCCTGAGCCTGTACCGTTTGAGGCGCGCTCTTCAGCTGCTCGATGGCCTGCTCGGCCTGCTGGAGTTTCTGCTGAAGCGCTGCAATCTGGGGATCTTGTCCCGGGTCAGTCTGTTGCAGTCCCAAAGATTGCTTGACCTGATCCGCCAGCTGCTGACGCTCCGGAAGGTCTGACATTTCAATAAAGGTCGGCGCCAATGTGGCCTGAGCCTGCGGCGGCATGGCTCTCACGATATCCGTGAGCATCTGCAGCTGCTGCATCCGGTATGCCGGTGTGGCTGGGACGTCTTCCAGTGCCACCTTGACGTTGCTCGATGCGACGTCGTTTTGAATCGTGATCGATCCATCCTGATTCCGGACGGGATTGTTCAGGATGACCGTGCGCTTGACCGATCCCTCCCCAACCACGATCTGAATGGGTTTGCCCACCAGATCATCGCGGATCATGTCGACCATCATTTCACCGACCATGTGACGGCTGTAACGATAGTTGTCGTTGATCTCGGCCAGCGTGGTCATGCCCTGCTCGACCAGGCTATTGATAGCCAGACCTGAAGAGGCATTGGATTTATCGCCCAGCATCGCCTGATAGACGCCGCCTGCCTTCTGGATCGACTCCTGAGCATCGCGCATCACTTCAAACTGCTGCTGTGCAAGGCCCATGTCGGTTTCAACCCGGAGCCCATCCCCATTGCGGCGATTCGGATTCAGGACAATCACCGAATCAGGACGCGAAACCTCTTCAAGGACATCCTGAAAATCATTGACGGCCAGATCCAGCGAATCAGAGTCTGCTATCACCCGCTTGGATGAAAGGATATTCATCAGCTTGCGGCGACGGGCATTCACCTCATCCTGGGGGCTGATCATGGATCGGATCAGACCATAGGGAACGCCCGTCAGATCTTCCCGGTAGCCCCAGAAAGGCACATACGGGCAGCGTTTCTTGCTGGTCGGGGAATCCTGCAGTCGATGCGGACCCGCCCAGACGGAAAGGTTCATGCGCGCATAGATCGCGGTCTCTGGCTTCACCAGGCCCTGCTCGATCGCATAGCGATGGAGCTTGTTCCGTGGATCGAACTCAACCACACGATCAGGGAGCTTGAGGATCTTCCCTTTCTGGAAGGTGCGATACCAGATCTCAAAGAGCGCAATACGCTGCCGGCGAGGATTGATCCACTCAAAATCGGAGATTGTGGACCCTCGCTGCTGATCAAACGCATTAGC